CTTCCGGCGGCGTCCGGTGTTCGTGCGGCTTGGTGCTTCGGCAACTTGAACAACGGGGGCGTTGGTTCCGTTTCGTGCCGTCTCTCGTACTATTGGGTTGGTTACGCTTTTTGGGGCGGCTCTCTGGGAGCACCTGGTCTTGAGGGTTAAAAACGGGGTGAATGCGAAGCAGAGGGGCAGTAAGCCCCTTTATTGTCTTATTTGCAAATAAAATAATTTTTAGGGTTATGCGGTGTCTGGGAGCTGGCTTCAATCGTAATCCGGCGGCGTCCGGTGTTCGTGCGGCTTGGTGCTTCGGCAACTTGAACAACGGGGGCAATGGTTCCGTTTCGTGCCGTAACTCGAACAATTGGGTTAGTAACGCTAATTGGAACGGCTCTCTGGGAGCAACTGGTACAATCATGGGATTAGTATTTAAAAATCATTGCACCGTATAATCCTCGCTTATGTGCGAAAATAACTTGAAACCAACGAGGCTAGTACCTACGGGGAAAGCCACGGAAGTAACCAGATGAATATTAAGGAGGTTGATGTTTGAAGACGTACTGCAAACCAGCAACGGTCAACATAGAAGATTGGCATTTTAATGAGATTGCCGTTGTGGACTGCTTCAAGAATAAGCGTAGCAGAAATGATTTTCAGCGTCTGCTCTGTAAAACGGGAACGATTACAAAACGTGAGATTGCAGAAGACAGACTGAGTGGAGATCTGAAACGAATCCTGGAAGCAGAGACTGCGGTTGCAAAGAAACTCACTCAGAGAATAATCAACCGAGATTTACAATTAAAGCCAATCCGTCAATTCCAAAGGATTGATGGATTGACACAGAAGCTTAGAGATATATGTCAAGAATCGCCAGAACAGCAGGTCTTTGAATATATCGGAGTGAATGCATTGAAGCCAATGTTTCGAGCTAAGATCATGCCGATCCAGTACGGGAGCATACCTAAGAAGGGCGGTGTTGCCGGAAAGAGGAAGATTGAAAGACTTCTCCGGAAGAAATTTCAAGGAAAAGTCGTAGCTGTGAAAGGTGACGTCACAAAAGCCTATCCTTCAGTGACAGTTCCAATCGTCATGGAAATGCTGAGAAGGGACATAGGCAAGAATAAAGTTTTATTGTGGTTCCTGGGAGCTCTTATGAGCAATTATCCTGGGAACCATCTTTGTATCGGAGGATATCTTCCGGCATGGCTATTCAACTATGTCATGTCCTATGTACTGAGATTTTTGTATGAACAGGCACAGATTCGTAGAGGCAAGCGTAACCGGCTTGTGTATGCGATTGTGTGCTATGCGGACGATTTCTCAATTTATGGAGATGTGTCGAAATTGAAGAAAGCCATGAAGAAAGCTACAACCTGGGCGTATGACAAGTTCGGGTTGAAAATTAAAGATATCTGGCAGTTTTACCAGATAGCATCGTTTGAAGAAGAACGAGAAAACCACAAAGCAAGAAAGAATGGTAGTAAGAAAAGAACACCGGGAGTTGACATGATGGGCTATGTAGTTCGTAGAAAATACACGACCATACGTGGTCGAGTATTCCGGAGAATCCGGAGGCAAGTGCTTAGAGCCTGGATGGATTATAAAACCATGGGATTTGTTCCCTGGTGGAGAGCCTGTAGAATCGCCGCCTATAAAGGGTGGGTGAAATACAGCAATAGTCTGAAATTCCGAATGGAGTATTGCTTTGATGAACTATTCAAATTGTGTTCATACAGTGCAAGTAAGCACGGAAAGGAAGTTGCATATGAGAAGAGAATCTTACTTATCGAAGCCGCAGCCGATTGAGGTCTATCCGGTATTTTCCGGGACAGATGCGATCCTGCGTAAGAATATTGAACTGATAGAGAAAGAAGAGATCCAGGACGGAAAGAAGAATAAATACAAAGTCTGGGAATGCGACGAGGTACAGTTCCATTACAAAGGAGAATTGACGCAGGAACAGATTGAAGCAGACTTTAATTATTGGTTTGCGAAAGCTGAAGAAGCTCCGGATCCGTCTGAACTGGAAGATCTGAGCCTGGAGGATGCAAGAAAAGCAAAATACCAGGAAATCGCATCTGCATGTGAGCAGACGATTTATGCCGGAGTAGATGTCAGCACATCTTCCGGTGTTGAGCATTTTAGTCTTACCGAGAAAGACCAGATCAACCTGTTTGGAAAGAAGATGCAGTTGCTGGCAGGAGAGGAGAAACTAGAGTATCACGAGGATGGAAAACCCTGCAAATATTTCTCCGCTGCGGATATGCAGAATATTGTTGACCGAGCAATGTTCTTTGTGTCGTACAACACGACATACTGCAATGCTATGAATATGTGGATTAAGTCTATTGCGAAACCGTCAGATTTTGAAGAAATCCAGTGGGGAGCAAAGATTCCGGAAGAATTTCAGAACGAAGTGCTAAAAGATTACATGAAGATTCTGGCATCCGGAGGTATTGAATAGTGAAAGCGTTTCTGAAATATTTGACGCTCTTCCTGGTAGGAGGGGCGTTTTATTATGCTCTGGAAGTGCTGTTCCGGGGATATTCGTTTTTAGCGATGGCAGGATGCGGCGGACTGTGCTTCATTATCTGCGGTGTGCTGAATGAGAAAGACCGGTGTATGCCTCTGGTTCTTCAGATGGCGATAGCAGCATCCGGAATCACTGCAATAGAGTTTATTTTCGGATTGATTTTGAATGTATGGCTTGGGCTGAATATGTGGGATTACAGCAATATGCCAGGGAATATTCTTGGTCAGATATGCCCTCAGTTCATGGTCCTTTGGTTTTTTCTGTCAGCCATAGGGATAATCCTGGATGATGTGATTCGATGGCGGTTCTTCGGAGAAGAGAAGCCACACTATCACTTGTTCAAGAAAGGATCCGGTGATAAATGACAAAGCTGAAAATCATATCCCGGTTATGGTCCCACATCACAGACCTCCGGATGTTGATTCGGGAACAGGGAACGAAGACTCTGGAAGAAATAGAGTCGGAGATTGACATCACAGAATATTATTGCCGCCCGTATGCGGACGCCGATGATATAGAAGCATATCTGGGAGGAGGTGAGGACATGGAAGACGTGATTTCAAGAGCTGAGCACGAAGAGTTCAGAAAGAACATCGAAGCAGAGAACCATAGGCAGAACAGACGTATTGAACTGCTGGAAGAAAACACAAAGCAGATCAACGCTCTAACGATTTCGGTTGAAAAGCTGGCACAGAGTATTGAGCTTATGGTGGGGGAACAGAAACAACAGGGGAAGCGTCTGGAAACCCTGGAGAACAGGGACGGGGAAATGTGGCGAAAAGTGACAGGCTATGTGGTGACTGCCATTATTGGCATCGTGCTTGGCTGGGTTGCCACACAGGTCGGAATGTAGAATCATATCCGTCCATATTTGCCTTTATAGCGTTTAGGCAATAATTTCCTCAGTCAAACAAATACAAACGCTACATGGAGCTATCAAGAGATTACAAAGTATAACAGGAGGTATCTACATATGGAATTATCAAATTTTTTAAGCCAGGTGCCAGTACCGGTTCTGATTCTGGTGATTGCACTGCTGGTGATCGTAACTGCTGTGGTTGTGTATCAGTATGCGAAAGCAAAAGGACTGGAGGGCATCCGAAAAGATGTATACGCTCTGTTCCTGGTGGCCGAGCATGAAATCAAAGGTACGAAACAGGGACAGCAGAGATTGAAGTGGGTTGTACAGCAGGCAAGAGGATTGCTGCCTAAGTGGTTGCAGACACTCTTGTCAGAAGACGCATTGATGAAGATTATTGACTGGTGGTTCAAAGAAGTCAAAGACCTTTTGGATGACGGAAAGGTGAACGGCTCTCAGAACTGATAGTAGAAGGGAGAGGGCGCTATGGTCTATAAAATATTGATTGTATACCTGGTGGGGATTTTATTGTGCCAGCCGGTATACATCTGGGCTATCCGGACGTTATGCCGGATGGAGGATGAAGACGAAGAGCTTTATTGCCAGGACAACGGCATGTATTACGAGCCGAGAAAGCCGAATTATCCGTTGCTGATTGTTTTTCTGTTCCTGGTAGGAATCTTCTGGCCATTGGTGATTCTGTTTGCGGTGTTTGTTCCGCTGACTTTCGTATTGATGGATAAGATGGGACAGTTGCACCCGAATGACGATGAAGAAATAGATCCAGAAGAAGACACGTACTTATGACCGAGTGGGGAGAAATCCTCACTCTTTTTAAGTGAAGGAGTATTTACAAATGGCAATAGAACGGAATGAATACACAGACATTTTGTTTGATGGTCTGATTGCTGCTGGATGCACCGTATACGGAGCATGTGGAGCAATAGGGAATGTTTTTGCAGAATCTGGAGCGAATCCCCGGAATCTGGAAAATCTTTGCGAAAAAATGCTGGGGTATAAGTATACCGATGATACCTACACCGAAGCGGTAGACAGCGGAAAAATCACAAGAGAATTATTTCTGCATCCGCTGGGGGATTCCAGACAGTATGGCTATGGTTTCTGTCAGTGGACATCAGCAGGAAGGAAAGCTGGACTGTATGATCTGGTTAAGTCCAGAGGAGTATCCATCGGAGATGCAAAAATTCAGACAGAGTACATGCTGAGCGAATTGCAGAAGAGCTACAGGAGCGTATGGAATGTGCTGAAGACAGCAACTTCCGTCCAGGAAGCATCAGATATTTTCCTGGTGAAGTTTGAATCCCCGAAGAATACCGGAGAAGCCGTAAAGAAAGCGAGGGCTTCTTATGGTGAGCAATATTTAAAAATTTATCAGAAGGAGGAAACAAAGGTGAGTAAGATTGAAAATGCCGTAACAATGGCAGAAGCGATTGCACTGGACGATACCCACGGGTACGACCAGGTTGACCGTTGGGGCAACCCAAACTATGATTGTTCCGGGTTGGTTATCAATTGTCTGGAAAACGCCGGAATCCCAGCAAAACAGAAGGGTGCAACGTACACTGGTAATATGCCGGAAGTTCTGCCGAATATTGGATTCAAGAATGTGATCGCATCCGTGAATCTGTCAACCGGAAGCGGAATGAAGCGAGGAGATGTTCTCCTTGGCAACGGTCATACAGCCTTCTATTGCGGAAATGGGAAGCTGGTGCATGCAAGTATCAATGAAAAAGGGACCACGACAGGAGGAAAGTCTGGAGATCAGACAGGTAGAGAGATCTGCATCCGGAGTTATTACAACAAGCCGTGGAAGTATGTTTACCGATATACCGGAGAAGTCAGCAATATCGGTACAGTGAGCGTAAGGAACTATCTTCAGAAAGGAGATTCCGGAGATGCCGTAAAAGAGATGCAGAAGATGTTGATCGGTTGCGGATACTCTTGTGGCAAGTCTGGAGTGGATGGATCCTTCGGTGGAGATACTGAAAAAGCTCTGCTTGCATTCCAGAAATTCTATGCGTTAGAAGTTGATGGAAAATACGGACCAGCAAGCAAGGCTAAGCTGACCTCTGTATACAGCAGCAAGCAGAGCGCATCTGCACCAGAGGTTGCGAAGTGTCCTCGGTATACAGTCGGTAAAGCATACACACTGCAAGTAGAATTGAAAGTGCGCACTGGTCCAGGAACGAATTACGCTGCTAAGAAGCATTCACAGCTTACGGCAGACGGACAGAAGCACGATAAAGACAATGACGGTTGCTTAGATGCTGGAACGACAGTAACCTGCAAAGAGGTGAACGTAGTCGGTAACGATGTATGGATGAAAGCACCGTCTGGATGGATGGCTGCCTACTATCAAGGACAGGTATTCATCAAGTAAGAGCCTGTAAAGGGCAAGGAACTAAGAAACTAAATACACCTCTTTGGTCAAGGATAATATGTCACACACGCCCTGGGTATCTTCGGATGCCTGGGGCATTTTTTATTTGCTGAAAATGAGTGGTTCAGATAAAAGAATTTTTGTCAAGAAAAATAATGAACAAAAATGCGGAGCCACTTTTGACGAAAAGCGTCCCAGCGGATCAAAGAGAATGTCTGCATACACTCCTTCACTAAAAGCAAAAGAGCCATAAAAAGCAAATTACGGCTTTCTATGGCATATCGGAATATTACAAAAGAGGTTACAAATGTAATCAGTTTCTTCCTTATTATAAAGTGACTGGAAATGTGATGTCAGTAATGACATACACAATGATTGAAAAATGATTTTTAAAACAGGAATTTTCACAATCATTTG